CCTCTGTCCAAATCCTAAAGAGGAAATAGGATTTGGACATGGGGTAGTTAGTGAACTAAGGTAGGGACATGAGTGGTATTACACCTAGACAACAACGAGACATACGACAAGCACTAGAAGAACGCACCACACCATTAGAGATGGTGGATTGTGTTGATGAGTGGATTGTAGCCAATGAGTTAGAGCGACTGACATTCAAGTCAGCGTCTGAACTACTGGACTACCTTGCCCTGTTGCCCGTAGAGCGTACACCTGCTCTTGCACACATTCCAATGGATGCTACTCGCATCATTGTCAATACTGCTAAAGGCAGTTGTGAGTTGTGCGGTGAGGCTGTACCTGCTGGTCAAGGTCACAAGGCTCTCATCAACAGCGCATGGCGTATCTACCATGCAGTAGACCAGTGTTCGGCTGTCACGGTTATACCTGAGATTTCGTATAATTCCAAGTTGCGTACCAACCTTGACTCCTATGTCGCTGGTTTGGCTCGCCTTGAACCGCCCATCATGCCTGATGAGGCGTTGTTTGACTTGTCGTCATGTAAGGATTTTATTCTTGACTTTGACTTACAGTTGCCCATGTTGGGGTATCAGAAGTCGGCAGTTGAGTATGTCCGTAGGACTCGCAAAGCATTGGTCTGTCAGGACATGGGTCTTGGCAAGACGCCAATCGGTATTGCTGTGGCACACATGGCAGTATCCGAGGGTCACAAGGTCATGGTGGTTGTGCCACCAAACCTCCGCTACCAATGGTTATCAGAAATCAAGCGATTTGCCCCGTGGCTAAAGGTCGGCACGATTACTGGTCGTAAAGTCGGCAAGTTGCCCAAGTGTGACGTCCTTGTCGTACCTGACTCAATCGTTGAGGCATGGCAGAATGTGCTTGCTGGCAAGTTCACAAGCCTTGTTGTAGATGAGGCACACAGGTTCAAGACTGAGAATAGCGGGCGCACTAAGGCTCTCACTCGTATTGCAGGACAAGTACCGCAGAATGGATACTGTGCTTTGCTATCGGGAACTATTATTCCTAACCGCCCATCAGAGTTTATCTCTCCGCTTCGTATTATCGGAAGACTTGACCCTGTGTTTGGCACCAAGAAACAGTTTCAAATCAAGTATTGCGACTACCAAATTGTCAATGGGTTTCCCAATGTCAATGGGGCAAGCAATGTGGCAGAACTAAATCAAATCTTGAGAAGTACCTGCTACACACGCACTCGCAAGATTGACGTACTAGAAGACTTACCGCCAAAGCGTAGAGCACAGTTGGCTGTGGAGTTACCTAATTCTTCTATGTCCAAGTATCGCAAGGCTGAAGAAGACTTCTTGGCATGGGTATTTGAGAACTATGGCAATGACGCATTTCTTGCGGCGTCCAAAGCACCTGTCATCACAGAGATAAATAAACTCAGGCAGTTGCTAGGTGAAGCAAAAGTAGACTTTGCCGTAGAGCACATACAGTCATTGCTAGATGGTGGCGAACAGGTCATTGCCTTTGCATACCACAGCAGTGTCATCAAGGCTCTCAAAGAGAAGTTTGCCGATACAGGCGTAGTGTCTGTAGTCGGTGGTATGTCGGCTGAAGCAAAAGACAAGGCCGTACAGAAGTTCACATCAGGTGAGGCTCGTCTGTTCATAGGACAGTTTGACGCCGCAGGCGTGGGTCTCAACCTGCAATGTGCTTCTCATGTGGTCATGGTAGAAATGCCGTGGTCACCTGCCACTGGTTCTCAGGCAGAAGACAGGGCATGGCGCTATGGGGTTCAGAACCCTGTCGTGGCGTGGTGGCTGACTGCCGTAGACCCTGAGACACCTACGATTGACTTTCGTATGTGGCAAATCCTCAACTCCAAACAAGAGACCATCTCTGCCTGCCTAGACGGGTGGGCTGAGGACATGGGTGCAGAAGCAGGTAGCGTTACAGCCCTGCTCCTATCAGACATGATGGGCATCTAGGATTTGGACGTTGACACATCCATAGGATAATGTAATAATCAACGGGGGTCACCCCGACTAACAAGGAAATAATAATGAGTAGAGAAACAGCAGAAACACTAAATACAAAAACACTTATTGGAAACGTAGCCAATCGTGGCTACAACGCATGGCACTACCGTGCAGAACTGCAAGGTGAAGAGTCCAACCACTATGACGGAGCAATTCCCATTGCAGATGTGGAACGCCGACTCTTTGACTTTGACGCTGTAGAACAGCCAGTGTTCGTAGGTATCCGTGATGCGTATGGCAATGTCATTCGCTATGTAGAGCAGACTGACCGCAAGGCAATCGTTCGCAACGACAACCACCATGTCATGGGATTGTTCAAGGACACATACGCCATCCACCAGTACAAGCAGTGGCTGATTGACAATGTGTCCACACTGATTGACAACAAGGTACTTGGCGTAGACTCAGCAGGAGTATTGCGTGACGGTGCAATCGCATGGGTAGCAATCGCAAGCCCCGACAACTTGCAAACCAGCGCAGGTTTCCCTGTCCGTCCATACATCTTGGCAACGACATCTCACAACGGTACTATCGCTACCACATACAAGCAGGTGTACAACGCTCCTGTGTGTGACAACACATTGTTTGCCAGCCTGCGTGAAGATGGTGCACAAAGCCGTACACGCCACAGCAAGCACAGCGTTGCTCGTATTCAAGGTATCCGTGACGCTATGGACATTGTGTTCACAATGGGTGAGGACATTGTTGCTGAGATTGAGCGTCTTGGTTCCATCACTGTGACTGACCGTGAGTGGGATGCAATCGTCAATCGTCTTGTACCAATCGGTGCTGTAGGTGATGTACCACAGTCAGCCATCTCCAAAATGGAGAACAAGCAAGAGACCATCCGACAGATGTACCGCACAGACCCTATGGTTGCTCCTTGGGCTGGCAGTGCGCTGGGTGTCTTGCAGGCTTTCAATACTTTTAACCACCACGTTGCTGGTAGTAACAAGTCACGCATTGAGCGCAACGCTATGAGCGCACTCAACGGCAAGGTTCAGCAGGCAGACGCCAAGGTCATTGAAGTTATCAATGAGTTGGTGCTCCTGTGAGCGACCACACTTGGATTCAAAAGGTTGGAGAGGACGGGGAAGTAATCACCCTGTCCTTTCCAATCCTCAAACATGTAATGGACACAGACTGGCGTGACCATGCGTTATGCTCTGATTTGCCAAAGGCTGTGTTCTTTGATTACACCATGCCTAACGTTCCCAACAAACAGCGCAAAGAATACAAATCACTTGCGCTGTCAACTTGTCAGCAATGCCCTGTTATTCAACAGTGTTATGAGTTCGCTGTTTGTAACAATGAACCATACGGTATTTGGGCAGGTCTTACGCCTGATGAACGCAAGCCTTTGTACTTGAAGTTCAAGACAACAGGGATTTTAGAAACTCTGCCAACTTGTTAGCACCAACATGAATGTCTCGTTGCCACACGGCATCTCGTAAGAGTTTGCCCTCTGTGGCACGGGCTTCAGGGTCACGAAGAGCGTTCAGATGTTTGACCCAATGGTCTCCTCTGTTCTTTTTTGCAACACGACCTACGCCCCATTCCTTTGCCAAAGTTGAGTAGGCAGGAAGGTCGGAAGCAACCCACGGTATTCCTGCTGATGAATACTCCAGTAGTTTGATGTCAGACTTAGCATGGTTGAATGGTGTGTTTGACAATGGAGCAATACCAACATCCATGTTCAAGATGGATGGGTAGTTTTCAGGGTCAACTGCGGGAAGAACGGCAACGTCATTGTCTTCTAGTTTCCACTTACTTGCAACCGTTGGAGCGTTCTGATGGTATCCACTGTGTTGTAGTTTTATGTTTCCCTGTTTGTATAGAGGGTCAATAATCCCTGACAACACTTCTAAGTCGCTTGACCTGTGGTTTGTAGAGCCTACCCATCCCACCACAGGTGTTGTAGAGTCACTGTGTTCCATAGGTGTGAACCGTCCTACATCTACAGTGTTCAGGTACAACTCAATGGGACAGCGTACAAATGCTCTTAACCTGTCAGCAAGATACGGGGTGGACACCGTGATGATGTCGCTTGCAGACAGCACGCTCTTGTAATGATTTACATTTTCAATTGGGTTTGTCTTAGGATGAGAAGCATCAAAGGCTTTGTTCTCAGGGGACAGTCCCCAATACCAGTCGTCTAAGTCATTGACGATTACTTGACCCATTGCACGGGCTTGTCGGATGCGGTCTGCCAACCCAGCGTGCATCATTCTTTGAAGATAAATAACATCTACATCTACAAAGTCGTTACCACCGTCAGCAATGTCAATGACAAAGTGGTCTCTGTTCCACACAAGAGTACCTACAACTGATGTAATGTCGTGCTCTTGTAACAGAGGAATGTATTGACCTAAGCGCACCCATCCAGCACCACCCCAATGGGGCAGTCCGTCAGCAGACCTACTCGCTGGTACTCTGTCTCCGCTTGCTATCCCTAGTTTCAACTTCTTGTAGTTCCTTTATTTTGTTCACATGCCGTGGGCACGGATGTACGGGTGGTGTCTTTACAGGAACACCTATTGTGACCTTCACGCCACAGTCTTTGCATTGGTATGTCCTGCCAGTCATACTGACCATTCTATTACATTTTTACTTCTTCTTGTCAAGGGCTTTGCCTTGCTCTGTGTATCTGTCTCTAACAGGCTTGCGAGTGCGCCAGTTTGCACAACCTCTGCCCCATTTAGTCATGCTCTTCCAACCTTGTGCTGGTCGGAAAAATGGCCTGTTGTTTTCCCTATCTTCCAATGTGCGGTACACACGCTTGGTTTGAAATCCAAAGAACGCTATTCGGTTTGCGACAATGATTTGTTCTTCTTTAGTTGCTGTCTTTGCTGTTGGTGCAAACTGTCGCCCGCCGTAACCAACCCATGTGCTCTTAGCGATACCAAGACCACCTGCATAATAACCACCATCATTCCAGTTGTGGTTTGTCTCACACCATGACACTGCTTCCCAAAACTTAATGGAGCCACCCTTCTTGGTGCGAAGTTGTGCTTTCAGTTCAGGGTGCATTGTGTTGATGTTTGATTTTAGAACACGTGCTTCAGAGTTTTCAACGGTTGTTGTACTCGCCTTTGGCGCATCACCTCCTGTTGTTAGGGCACCAAATGCGGTGGTAACTGACAGGGTAACTGCGGTAAAAAGGCGATAAATCATCTTGCTCCAATGTCCGTCCAATAATGCGTGAGACCCATACCAAGAGAACACAGATGTGTTCAGGGGTAAAGCCTTGGTATGGGTCTCTGTAATCTAGTGTACAGGCTTGTCGTCTTGCAAGAGGCTAAATCGTAGAAGTTCTAAATCATCAACTGGTTCATTCCAAGATGGTAAAACGCTTGTATTTATACTGTTTAAAGGTTTATCGTGTGCATCAACGCAATCAGAACATCTGCAACCTTGACGATAGCGTATCCATGAACCATGTGAACGCAACGCATTTGTTTTAGTTGTATTAGGCAATGTTGCGTGTCGTTCTTGTGGTGTTAAACCACCCCACATGCCCCAAGTTTCATTAGTTCCAGTTGTTAAACAATCTTTCCATACTGGACAACGGTGGCACAACTCACGACCAATAGCGTAATACGACTCTTGATTGGGTGCATCTAAAGGTGGATACCAAAAAGAGTTATCAACCCTACGACATAGAGCATCTTCCATCCATAGATGTAGTTTCATTAAACCTCTGTCTTGCCCTCTCGGGCAACACGCAAGATGTGTTCCACACTGTCTTGCAAAGTGATAAGTACACGGTCATAGCGTTGTTGTAATGCATTTAGTTCAGCCTTTAATCGTTCGTTTTCTTTTTCTATTTCGTGGTGCGTATCATCAAGAGCACGCATTAGTGCGCTCTTCATTTCTTCAAAGTCGCTCATGAAAGGTATGTTTGTTCAACACATTCCCAGCCACATCCTGCGTAGCCAGCAATGTCCATCCAATGGTCATGTTTTTCAGGGCTTTGTGTGAGTCGTGAAACCTTGACCATTAGCATCATGACAGCAACGTCATGTGGGTCAAGGAATACTTCCTCAGTGTTTCGGGTAATCATGATACGGCGAAGGTACGCCTCCCACATGGATGCCGTTAGACTGAAGTCGTCAATCGGGTCGCCGTATTGAGTATTCCTGTCACCATCAATAATGGATGCGGAGTCAATTAGTAGTTTGGCTCTTGATGACGTGGTTCTGTCCATGGGTATTCCTTGAATGGGTTAATAAAAGGTGGCTTGTGTTTTTTGTACGGGTCTTCGGACTTCGTAGGCTCAACGATTTCAGGAAAGCGCTTGTAATCTTTGAAACTTGTACGCACTACTGGTTTTGATGTTGCACCCCGTGCGTTGTAACCACGCAAGAAAGAAACAAACTCAGGGAGACTGCTTACTCGGTTTGCATTTTCCTTTGACTGGTTCCATGGACGAGACATAAGGCATGGAACAATTCCTGACTTCTCCGCTTCTTCGTAGTAGAAGATGTGGTCATCAAGAAGAATTGATTTACCTTTTGCAAGGTTGGCAAGGAACGCTTTACTTGGACCAAAGTGCAATGTATCAACATGCAGTTTGCACTCTGTCAACCACTCAGCAGTTTGTGCCCATGCTGATTGAGGACGAGCGGTCATAACATGGATTTTTACTCCCATGTCACGGATGTTTGCCCACGCTTCAACCACACCTGCATAGGGAAGGTGTGTAGCAAATACTCTGTGGTTCTTAGCGGCATCTAACAACCATGCATTAAAGGTCTCTTCGTCAAGACCCCAGTCCTCATAAAAGTTCCAATGGGTTGGGTCAGGAAGGTTGACAAGACCCCGCTCAACTTCGCAGTAGTTTCGGAAGGCATTGGAGAACGGATACAGAACTCCGTCCAAATCAATCCCTACATCAGTAATCATTTCACCCATTTTTGGTTCTCCATTGTCCAGTTAACTGTCTTCTCTAAAGCGACTTCCAAGGAGTAGGGTGGAACCCAGCCTGCTGAAAGAATCTTAGAGTTATCTAATGCGTAGCGGTGGTCATGTCCTGGTCGTGTTGAGTGGTAATCAATGTTTTTGTAATCCACTTCGTAGACACCCAATACATTTGCAATCTCAAGCGTCATTTCCAATACGTTGCGCTCTTCTCCAGCCACATGCCAACGGTTTGGTCGTGGCTCAATCTTTCCTTCTCCACTGCTGTATGCAGTAGGGGTAGTTTTTGTGAGAATCCATAGGAGTGCATCAGCATGGTTGCGAGCGTGCAACCAATGGCGTGATGAATAAATAAAACCATTGTCGCTTGGCTTGCCGTGCAAGATGACAGGGGAGTTGGACAACAATGCCTTCATGGTCTTGGGGACAAACTTCTCAGTATCTTGTCTCTCACCATAAAGGTTCATTGTGTTCGTAATTGTCAGAGGCAATCCGTAGGTGCGCCAGTACGAGATAGCGATAGCCTCTTGTCCAACCTTACTAGCCGCATACGGATTGGAAGGGAGCATGGGGTCTACCCATTCACGGTGGGCGTAACCTTCGGGAGCCGCACCATAAACCTCATCTGTGGAAATCTGTACAAAGTGTTCCAGCGTATCCAAGTGTCGTGCCCACTCAACAAGATTGGTGGTTGCCATCACGTTGTTGTGAATGAACGGAACGGGATTGTCAATTGACCTATCTACATGGGACTCAGCCGCTAGGTGGAGAACAAAGTTAACTTTAGGAAAGTGTGAGGGGATTGGGGAGCGAAGGTCATGCCATACAATACGACAACGGTTTGGGTCATAACCCTTGATGTCTGTCAGTCGGTCAACCCGACCTGCGTAGGTAAGGGAATCAAGAATAATGATTTCCCAATCGGTGTTGGTCAGGAGATGTTCTACAAGGTGGTGTCCAGCAAAGCCACACCCACCTGTCACTAATACAGATTTAGACATGGGCAGAGTTTATGCTCCAACTGAGGGGTCTGTCAACCCTCTTCAGACAAATCAATGATGTCGGCATACAGGGCATCTGTGGTGTTGGCGTCCATGCCACCACCTGGAAGCATACGATTTACTTCCCCTGCTTTCTGTCCAAACAGTCGGGACAGCACGCCACTAGAACCACTGGCTTCTACCTTGAGGCTGACCATCTCACGATTGTCAGAGATGTTCTTCATCTTCTCTACAAGGTTGAACATTCTGTCCATCTCGGCTGACAGGGCTGGGTCAATACCTTGACCTTCCATCTCTTCGGCAAAGCGAGCGAACATGACACGACCCATTTGCATCTCTACAAGAGCACGCATAGCCGCATTGAGTTGGTCTTTAGTTCTAATTTCAATCGGTAGAGAAAATGCACATTCAGCATTTTCCTTAAAACTAGGACAACGGGATGAGAGATAGCAACTATTGCATTGCCTCAAAGGGTTAGCGTTGTACTTCAAAACAGGGGTAGTTTGAGGGGCAATTTCAATAGATTCCCCTTGTTCATCAAGGGTTTGCGACCCCATAGAGGTAATCATCTCTACCCCCATGACTGGTAGCAATAACCGCTCCCCTTCGTGCCGCTTCTCAGGGGCATTGATAGCAATACTTGTACCCCTAGAATCCACATTTCCCACACTAGGGGTATCAGTAGCGATAGCAACTATCTCTCCATTTTGAGAGGTACTAAACTCTGTCTCATCATCATCATGTGAGGGGTCATAGCCCCCAAAAGTACGAGTCTCCCACTGCTTCCATGACTCAATCGCAAGTGAACCAACAGAGGCTACTTCGTCATCCATGACAGCATCAATGTCAATACCTAGTCGGATGATGTCGCTACGGTGCTTCTTGCGAGCACTCTCCTTCTGCTGTGCAGGGTATCGGCGCAGGCTGTGACCGTCCCACACCTGAGTCTCGCCGTAGCGAAGTACAGACGACCACGACACGACCACAACGGCATCCCAATTGATGGACTCAATCAGGTCAGGCTTTGATGTAATACCAATTAGTTTGGCACCCCAACGCTCTGACAACTGCTTGATGCGACCTACATTACGACCATTGACAGCCTTGTCACTAATAGCCACCTTGCCATACTTTTGACACAGCCACGCCAGTCGCTCTACGTCATTCTCATCATTCCATACGGGGACGTACTTATCCCCTAGCCATGCGCCATCATAACTTGGGTGTCCAATGATGATGCTCAGGCTGTCGGCGTGGTCACGGATAAAACTATCGTAGCGTGCCAAGTCTTCGTCATTCTCAGAGATGTACAACAGGATTTCTCCGTGGTTGTACAACTCTTTCAGATTCAGTTCTTTACGCTTTGGAATGGGAAAGTGGGTCAGGTTGATACCAAACTTGTTAACGTTGTTGTTAATCAAGATGTTGCGGTATGAGCCTTTCTCAGCCCCTCCAAAGTAAATCTTCATTCCCAGCCACTTCTACGCCACAAGGATGGGCTATGGTTCTGCTCAACAAGGAGTCGTTCAAGGTCATCTGCATACAGGCGAACCATTGAGAAGCAAGGCAGTTCGCCGTTCTCTTCTCCCCACTGGTCTTCTTCTTCGGTTGTTGGAAGACCGTCATGGTCTACACAAATTGGAGGACCACAGAAAGACTTTTCTAATCCGTACTTGTACCATTCCTCAAACGTCATTTCAATTGACATCTCCCCACACTCTTTCTTTCTTTGCTAATTCTTGGTTATTAATTTCTTCAACAAGAGTATCCCAACTCTTTATCTGACGACCATCTGCCCACTCAGGACGAACGATGTCAGGGATTGTAACCAACAAAGTGGGTATCCCGCAATGGGCAACTTTGGCGACTGCTTCAGGGTCTACGTCAATGTACCAATGGATACGTCCGTACACGGAGTTGAGCGAAACAACTCGGTCATAGCGAGTCTCTGCTCCATAGGTTTCTGCAAAGTCAACAGCAGATGCTTTGAAGCCCTCACGCTTTAGCCATGCAAGGAGAATCTGCTCACCTTGATGACCGTCCTTTTTGATTCCATCAGCAAGGACAATAATGCGCCCGTGGTAGTAGGGGAACAAAGCGTTCCATAAACGGCGAGTCTCGTTGCGTGGTTGCCTTGCTCCTAAGTCGTCTGCTGGTAGGGCAAGAGCGTCAAAGGATATGATAATCATTTGTCGTAAAGACCCATTGCCTTACGCTCAATGTGAGCAACGTGAGCCGCCGCAGGACAGTACATACAAAGGTACTGACGCTTGTCGGGAGCAACACCAATCTTACGACCAATGGTCTTTGACTCATCACACCAGTCGGGACATCCCTTAGATGGTCGGTTATGGCGATTAAAGCACTTGAGAGCGTCAACCTTCAACTCATCACGGAAGTCCTTGATGAATACATCCTGCTCTTTGAGTTCATTCTTGAGAGCAGTTTCCATGTCTAGGTTCTGTGCTGTCTCAGGGTCAATGCGGAAGATAAGAGCACGGCAATTGTCAGGGTCAGGTACTTGATGGTTGTGTCGGTTGCACAACTCAATTAGTTCTTGGTCGTACTCAGCAGGACCATCATAGGGTCGCATCTTGTACATAATTCCGTGTGTCTTGCAAACAAGGATACGGTCAAAGCCTGTCTCAGCCATGTGATACTCCAGTCGTAGGCTACCAGCCTACATGATACGTGTAGGTGATGTCTAGGACTTAAATCCTTTTCTCAGGCTCATCTGGGTGGTCAAACAGGTATGAACCCAAGCCATCGTCACCACGGTCATATGAGTCTGTGTCATCATCTCCAAGATACTTGCTGACACCAGTGTCATAGTAGTCGTCAATGTTGGCTTGAATTTGACCACGGTTTTTTATGACCTGTGAAATTAAAGGCGTTGCCTCAGAACCACCAAGACCTTTTGCGACTCCCTCACGATGTAAGTTAATCATATTTTGAGCCGTCTCTTCACGGTACTCAGGTGGGATAGAACCATATAAAAACTTCTTGTTTCTAGGATTACCCATCTCATGAGCCATTAACAAGGCAAGTCGTGGGGTAGGGCGGTGCCCACCATGACCCGTATTGGGATTACCAACTGTTCGTCCTTTATGGTCTGTTGCCATTATATTATCCTATCGTAGGTGTGGTTCGGGAAGGGGGAATCCAGGTGCTGTCTGAATGTTGTACTGCATCTGCAGTTCAGACTGACGCACTGTGGCAGAGGTAGGGTCAACTACTCCACCACGGTCTGGGGTCAAGGACTTGAACTTACCGTCACCTGCGCCACGGATAAGGTCCATATTCATTGAGCGAGATTCATTAACTGCCATAGTTCTATTCTACCATTCTTATTTCTTTGGACGGGTACTTGGTAGTCCCGTGTCGGGGTCAATAAAGACTTCCATGTTGGACTTTCTAGGAGTTGAATCCTTTTTAGGTTCGTCTTTCTTTGGCTCTTCCTTAGGCTTGTCTTCAGCCTTAGGTTTAGGCTCTGCCTTGGGCTTAGCCGCTTGCTTTTTAGTTGCTTCTTTTTTAGTAGCAGGGGCTTTCTTTTCAGTGTCAGCCTTTTTAGCAGGCTCTTTTTTAGGAGCCGCAGTCTTTCGTGGACCTTGTTTTTTGACAGGCTCTTCTTTTGTCTCTTGTTGAGCAGGCTTTTCAGGCTGTGGAATGTCAGATGCTGGTGTTGTGGGATTGTTGTTGACAACCTGTGGGTCAACCATTGGCAACTCTGGTTTAGTTTCTGGTTGTTCAAGACCTCTGCCACGAACACGATTTGGTGCTGGCTCTGGGGTGGGGGCAGGTGTTTCAAGACCTGTACCACGCAAACGACTCGGAGGGGGTTCAGTAGGAGCAGGTTCCTCAAGACCCCTGCCACGCAAACGACCTGGAGGTTCAGTTGGGGCAGGCTCTTCAAGACCTCTACCACGGACACGACCTGGAGGCGGTGTTGTGCCTGTGCTTACTGGAGTTCTACCTGTTCCTGGGGGAGGGGTTACACCTGTGCTTACTGGAGTACCGCCTGTACCTGGAGGTGGAGTCACCCCTGTACTCACTGGGGTTCCACCTGTGCCTGGAGGTGGCGTTACTCCTGTTCCACGAACACGACTTGGTGCTGGCGTACCACCGCTAGTAGGGGTTGGCCTACCAGTGCTACGGGGTGGTGCGCCTACGGGAGGGGGGCTTGTTGTACCTCCACCAGGTGGGGACGCAGGGGGTGGGTTGTTGTTAATGGTTGTAGACGTGCTGTCAGGGCTGTTGATTCTAGCCGTTTGACTTGGATTAGAAGTGTTGTCAGAACCGACAGTAGTTGGGCTATCAGTAATTACACTAGTGTTTTGTGGACCATCGCCAGAGAACATTCGGTCTCGTCTGCCACTTGACCAATCAAGGGTGATATCTCCACTTACACTGCCATCAGTTGTACCGCCAGTAGCCGCTCCTGTGCTACCACCAGTGGTGGTTGGGGAGGTTGTTGAGGTTGCAGTAGCGGCGGCTTCTCTCTTTTCAGCACTCTGTCTGCGTCTATTAGCGTTACGCTCATCCATCTTTTTGCGCTCTTCGGGAGAGATTTGCGAAGGGTCACGGCGTGGAGCACGTGTTTTCTTAGGAGCGACTGTGGCAGTTGTAGATGTGTCTACATCTCCTGAAGTTGTGTCTCCAGAGTCACCGCTTCTAGCACTAGCATTTTGAGACAATCTATGTCCAATGTCGCCAGTAAAAGTACGACTAGATGTATCAATGTTAATGCTCTTATCTTGCTGTGAACCAGCACCAAGAACATCACCTGTGCGAACGCTTTGGTCTACTGATTGGTCACCAAACTGTACGATAATGGGCTGACCACCTCCACCAGAACCGTCTCCTCCGTCACCGCCACGGCGACCACGGCGCATACCACGAGATGAGGCAGGAGAAGTAACAGAACCCATAGTAGCGTTGTTACCACCAACGCTGTAGCGACTGTTGGAGCCAATGCCATAGTTAGGCTGGATGCCACCGCCTCCACCGCCTCCACGAATGTTGGCAAATGGATTGGCACCACGACCACCGCTACCTGACTGACTACTCATATCTCTTGTCGGTCCTGTTGTTGGACCAGGTGAGCGAACGCCACCAAAGACACGGTTACGGCTTTCTCTTTGGGCTTGTTCTTGCCCGTCTTCCCATGTTGGCATTATGACCACAATCCTTGCATTGAGTATCGGCTGGAACCTTCAAAGTTTCCATTCATGAAACCATTACGGAACATGACTGGTGCCCCAGAAATCCACGAACGGTAGGACGGGGCGTACCTACTTGTGTTTAGAATGTCACGAATTCCCTGCTCTTGTTTGGCAAACCCACGTGATTCAGGGAACAACTCTTGAGGCACCACTGGACGAATCTGTCTAATGGTGTCAGGGTCAGAGATAGCGTTCTGCAACGCCATGTCTGTGAGCATCTCCTGTCGGGATTGCCAAGGCTTATAGGGAACTTGAGGCATTAATTACTTCCATTGGTGTTTCATAGTTGCCATACCCCATTCATTTTCGCAAGGTTCTCCTTGCCAAGGGCTGTCATCTGAATAAAACTCATTTTGTTTAATGCCACAAACTTCGCAGGTCTTGTTTGACCTGGCAACCTTACGGTTAGGGTGGTGTGCTTTATCTTCGGCAGATGTGCCATCGTCACGTGGTCCAGCCATTAGTCTCTCCTATTTACAATAATGTCAGCAGGGTCAACGCCCTGATAACTTAAGTTTAAAACTTCATCATCGTTGTATGGGTTGCTATCGTACTTATCCCACATGCGCTCAGTGACACTTCCAATAAGATGGTCGTCATCCCACGGCATGTTCATAATGGGTTTCCACATTGGTGTAGGTTCGTGCCCACCATGGGAGGTGTTAGGATTACCAACTGAGCGTCCTTTATGGTCTGTTGCCATTAGTAATATCCTCTCTTGAGACGCTCTTCTTTGAGCGTTTGTTGCTCGTCAATGTCTTCTTGGTCCCATGGGTCCAGTTCTTCACGACCTGGATATGATTCTTCATCTAGTTCAGAAACCTTGTCTGCGATAGATGCGGCGTCAATACCTTGCCACATTGCTTGTTGTTGAGCAATATGCTTGTCCAAGATTGCTTCACGACTAACCTTGCGACCTTGGTGGTGTGCCTTGTCCTCAGGGGATGTGCCATCGTCACGTGGTCCAGCCATTAGTTTTGTCCCCATCCTCGTGAACCGATGTCTGCAGAACGGCGGTAGTAAGAGTTGCGAATAGAGTTGCTACGTGCATCTTGAGTAGACATACCACCCTTACGCAAGTTGCGATAGTCAGCACGAACGTTAGGCATGTCACTGTTATTAATCATTGTGGTAGGACCAGTCGGATGGTCATAGCCATAGCGACTGCGAATCATGGAGTCTTTTTCTTTGCTCCAGTCTCGGATTTCTGTTTTACCTTTGTCCATTATCGTGCATCCTTAAATAATCCACTGACTGCATCTAGCACAGCATCTTTCTGAATACGGTTTTGTTCTTGCTCATACTCAGTTGGTGCCCATTCAATACCACGGTTACGGCGAGTGTGGTCAAGAGGACCAGTTGCTTCGTCATAAGAAACACCGCTTCCATAGTTGGTGAAGTCCATTGGTGACTCATCTTCAATCATGTCAACAGTTACACGTTCTCCTGTTGGAATGGAACTTCCAGGGTAGTCCTCACGTGTGTCATTAAGAACAGCGTATGAAGGGTCAAGGGCACGGACAAGTGCTGATGGACCACCTAAACGACCAGGGTGGTTTGCACGGTCTTCGTGACTCTTACTATGTACGGATGGGATGGGGCGTCTCATTACTATCTCCAAGCAGGCATGAGGCTTTTAAAATAAGCACGGCGGGCAGGGTTAATTTCTGCTGGTACATCATCATTAGTTGGAATCCCACGGGGTCCAACCTTTCCATCATTTGTTAAACGTACAGGCTCTGCACCTGGTGGTGAGAACTTCTTACCTTGAGATTGTAAGATAAGACCTGTGTTGTTGTTAAATTCGTTAGGCCACAGGTAATCACCAGGATTGATGCGTTCACCTTTGTGGACACCACGACTGTACTGACGAGCGTTGTTTCGGCTAAGTGTTCCTAGCAACTTATCTTGTCGGCGGTTTGCCGACATTGTGCCTAGGTAACCATCGGGGTGGACGGTATCTGGTTGAGAGCGATAGCCAGAAAGTAACTCATCTTTAGATGAGCGCCACACTGGTGCTGGTCCGTATGCTCCTGTAGGGTCAGAGTTAGGATTATCGGAAGGATTAGTCCAAGATGTGAACGTTGATTGCTGAGCCATCAGTAATCTTCCTCATCTTCCTGTGGACGTCTACTGTCCATAAACTTGTTTACAGCGTGGTAAGCCGCCGCACCTGCAAGAGCACCCACTGGACCACCCATTACTTGTGCGCCAATAAGAGCGCCTGCTCCTACCCACATGGCATTACGAACCTTGTGATGGTCCATTCCATGACCTTCATCAAAAAAACCTCTGCGAGCCATTAGCGCAAACCTCCAGCAGACGGACCGCCTAGCAAACCACCTTGACCGCCACCGACAAGCCCAACAGGACGTGGCTGTTCCTTGGCTTTACGATACTTACCTGCAGTAGGTCGGCGTGATGGTTTACGGGTTGCCATTAACTACTGATAGTTCCTGTCATGGTACTTAGCAGGGGTGTCTTCCATAGGAGCACCAGGAATTCCATAGTGAACTTTGGGGTCATACTTAGAAATAGTTCCGCTATGTCCTAGTTCACGACTAAATGCATAACGGTCACCTACATTCATAAGACCTGCTCTGAAATCCTCTGTGTCATGAACAACATGAGAATCTGTTTCACCACCTTCAGTTGATTCAGCAGAAAAGAAGTATGAGCGAGGTTGTCCATCACCTCCTGTTGAACCCAAGAATGTACCTACGGTGTCAACACCTCCACGTCCTTGAAGTGGGTGTGCTTGTGTGCGAGTCATTCCTTCTTCGCCATGTTTTTCTACATGAGCATTGTCTCCACGACCTGCTCCTGCTCCACCACGCATGGTTTGACGCCTACCTCTAAATGTTGTCATGATTTACCTACTTAATCTGGGGTTTAAAAGAAATAGCAGAGATGGGTTCCCCATTCTCTCCCATGATGTCATCAAAGCCAATGACAAATGACAGGTCAATTCCACGGGGAGCCACGAAGCCACGTGCAATAGCGGCGGCTTTAGCGGCTTGGTTCACGGCTGATGCGCCGATAGCCCTCATCTTAGGAGTCTGGCCTGAGTTAATGGCACGAGCCATAATAGAACCCACTGATTGGGGGTTGCTTGAGCCTGACACCTTAAGGACATCTTCAATGTTGGTGGTCAATTCTTGTGACATGGGGTGCTCCTGTTAGAACTTGTACCCCTTTATTTTAGGTGTAGTCAGCCTCTGATAACAGTTCGGTGAAGTCTTGCAATCTCATCACAACGTAGGACTCACCTAACGCTTTTTCACCCTTACCAGGTCTCTTCACAACTAGTGCAGGAACTGCCCCACCAAGTCGTTCAGCCTGTTCTACAGTGTCGTTAAGCCACTGGCTAAGTTGGAAGGACTTTTGGTTCTTGCACTGAACTGCTACTTTACGAAGAGTCGTCTTACGAGCAATCCCGTTAATATCCCCAGTGTCGTTGCCACCAGAAAGTGCAGGACGGTGTGCATGGATAAACCCCTTATTAATTAAATAGTCTCTAACAAGTACCTCAAAGGATGTTCCTTTGGCTTTGTTCTTGTTACCCACGTAGTTTCTCCCCAATGAGAATACCACATACGAAGATAGAGAATAGATAGATTACTTGGACAATGAACTCACCCATTAGTAATCACACACCATGTCTGTCCATTGAGTGGGGTCTGCATCGTAGCAGTTGTCATAACTAGATTCGCTTGAACCACCCAGCCACAACAATACGAGGATTATTCCAATAATCCACCAGATGAGATTGGAATCGTCAGTCACCGCAGTACCGTCCTGGTGGGTAAACATCTTTAGGATTTGCTGTTCCCTGATTAACAAGGTTAACCATATGGGTAACGCTTTCTTCAACACGTTCAGCAAAGGACTTTTCCTTAGGCTGTAGTTCTTCCAGTTGTTTCTTCAATGCGTCACGCTCTTCGGTGATACGCATTATCTCAACTTGAAGTTCACGGATTGTTGCTTCTTGTTCTGACACTTTTTCTTCCAATGCTTCTATTAGTTCTTCGCTCATTAGTACCCTCTCCATTTCGTAAGTTCTGCTTTTAGTCTTTCTATCTCAAGAAGTAATTCCTTGCAATAGGCTTGTAGTTTTTCAACTTGCTCTTTGAGATTACTTTCTGACTTTTGCATACTCACCTACGTATGGCTTTGCGGTAAGACGCAGGTATTCAGAACCCTTTGGAGTGATAGCCCAACTGTCATCTCCAACTCTTGACACCAATTCCAAACGCTCTAATGTTTGGAAACAACGGCGAGCCTCATAAGGACTCTTAAAACGTTTAGGAGCAAGAGCAACTACCATGTTTGGGGTAGCAGGTTTCCCTCTACGCATTTGTGCGTACTTAAGAGTTGTATCTGAAATGCCGTTTTTGCTGAAGTGTTCTTTTATCATGCTGTGTACCTTGCTTGTCTACGTTCCTGTGGTGCCATTGAAATACGGCGACTAAGTTCCCGACTGAGAACCTGTGCGCTACGCTCACAACGGTCAAATACAGACTCTGTTAATTTTCTAATTGCACGTGCTTGTGAGTACTCTTCCAAAGCCTCAATGACATCGGGGTCAGTATCTCTACGTGCTTTAGCAAGGGTAACAGTATCTCCCTTGTTTCCCTCTCCCCACTGTTCAATCAACTTCGTTGACTCTGTGAACTTATGGGAGTTAGCGGAGCGTTCTTCTACAATCTCTGCAATGACCAGTTCTGCCTTTGCGTAAGAACCCCATGCAATGAATTCACGGTACAACTCCATTAACTCAGAGTCAGGCATGTCATCAATGTACGGTGGTAATTCTGGGAGTTCTCCTCTGGGTTTATCAGGGAGGGAGAACTTATTGAGGAAGTCCCCCATCATTGGTAACTTCGGCGCTAGTGGATGGTTCATCATCTTCCTTCCAACATACATTTCTGTATGGACAACTCTTACAAACTCTACTTGATGAGTCTTCTATCCAAGAAGGTCTCATCGGTGGGATGCCAGACTCTAGCCCACGAATGACTGCCTTGCAACCCGACAGGATGCTTTCAATTAAGTGTGGTTGGTACTTAACTGAGAACTCTTTTACGTCTTGTGTTGCTTTCCATTCGTAGATAAACACGGCTTCGTGAATGTCTGTTGCAAACATGTACAAGTTAACTTGACGCAAGTGAGTCATAAAAGGTTGACGAACCTTCTTCCACATCTCATCAGGTGTCGCTGAGTTAGCAAACAGGTCAGGGTCTTCTACACGAATAGTACCTGCACCTACGCTCTTAATCTCTAGGATGGCACGTCCCTTTTTATCATTGATGACACCATCAGCATGTCCCAACAACATGAACTCATCATTGGAGATTGGCAACTCTACAGTCTCTAACACACCTGCATTGGTTAGCCACGTTTGCCACTTGTTGTGGATGGCGTGACCTTCTTCAAAGATGTTGAGGGTTTGAAACGACAGTGGTCTCTCAACCTTTTCGTAACCCTTGATGGTGTACCAAGAAGAACGGGGGCACCAGTCACGCTTACAAATCTCTGATGGATGTAGATGCTTGGTATCACGTGTACTATCCAGTTGTTGTTGCATTAAATACTTTTCAGCAACAGGTACGATTCGTCCTTTAGACGTCAATGCTTTCTTGTAGTTCTGTAGGTGCCATGGCGTATCAGTCATCATTAATCATTTCTAGAAAATCATCTTCAACAAGAACCACGTAATTACGCCCAGATAAGTCAAACTGTAGAACAGGAATCCTATCTTCCAAAATTGCACGTTCTCTCAATTCTACGAGGTCAATGTTTTTTAGCGTAATGCTTTTCTTACCGACTGTCAACTTGTTTTCAATCAACAGTTCTGTTGAGCGCACATCATTCTTACGTAACCAAAAACTACCTGAGCCAGCATTGCGACTACCGTTGTAAGTGTTTGCTGAACGCTTCTCTTGCTTACGAGATTTCTTTATGATGTCTCGTCTGTCGTCCCCGCCTAAAGTCATGGAGCAGGGATGTCAAAGTGAGCAAATACCTCAGCACGTAACTGTGCTTGCATACCTAGGTCTTCACGAAAAGCCGCAAGTGTTGCGTCTTTACCTTGCCAGCGTTGGTCTCCATAAGAGTAATAAGCGCCAGCACGGGTGATGATGTCTACGGATGCCGCAATGTTAACCATGTCCTTGACGGTATCAAAATCACCGAACTCAAAACCATTGGCGTGAGTAAAGTAAAAGTCCACAATGGCTGACTTGTTAGGAGCACTGGTCTTGTTCTTGAGGGTACGACCCTTGATGGACTGTCCTACAGTTTCGTCTTTGGACTTCAACCATTCATCACGCTTTACTTCTACACGGCAGAAGTAGTGGAAGTTTTTTGCCTTACCACCTGGAGTTGTGCGAGGGTCACCCCACATCACACCAATCTTGTCACGCCATTGGTTAATCATGATGCCAGTGCAACCACGGTCTTCATGTACAAGTGACCGCTTCTGAGCCTTAGATGCCTTACGGAAGAACTTGCCTGTCAGACGAGCACCAAGACCCATCGTGAACTCTTCCATGGTCTTTTCTGCTTCATCACCTGGAACTAGTGCTGGTAAGGAGTCAATAACAACCATGTCAACAGCACGGCTATCCATCACACGGATAACAAGGTCGTATACCTGTTCCATCAGGTTGGTCTCTACAACCCACAAACGGTCAAGGTCTACACCAATAGCCTTTGCATACTCAGGTACGTACTCTTCAGCCGCTACCCATAAGGCTGTGAACTCAGGGTCAAGTGCTTGGTTAGCCGCAATGGTCTTGTATGCCATAGCAGTCTTACCTGATGATTCTTCACCAATAATTTCACTCCACTGGTTGACAGGCCAACCACCGCCAAGCATAAGGTCATAGGCAAGGACGCCTGTTGTAATGCGAGGTAGTTCTTCTTTTACTTCACTGCCTTTGACAATAATGTCATCTCCATACTTCTTCTGAATAGAAGAGATAATGGATGCCAGTGATTCACGTGTTGTGTCTGTAGCCACTTTTGTTCCTTAACTAGTCCAAGAGCCTTGTTGCCCTTGGTCATATAAACCATTCCAACCACACTCGTAGCAACGAGGGGCTGGTGATGCACCGTTCTGCATGTTGCCTTTTGCTCGGGTAAATACATTACCACTTCCACACTCAGGACAGTTCATAGCATTACGTGCCGCTTCTCCACCTTTTGTCATACCACGTTGCAGTGCTTCAGAGAAAGACTCTGGTGGTGGTAAGTCCTCTGTACGGGGTGTGCGAGTCTGATGTTGTTGCTGTGGAGTAACTGTCACGTCTCCAAACTTAAGTGGGACATTGACAGGAGGCAAACCAGTTCTATCAACTGAAGGCTTTTCACCTGCAAGTTTCTTTGTCCACCAATCACTCATTTTCTAAATCCTCTAGAAGTTCAGGGTCTAAGAAAAGACCTAACTTTCCATTGTCCATCAATCTATTTAACATGGACGCAGAGAACACTGTCAAGGCCGCTTTAAATTCTTCGGGAGGAGAACTTAATTTATCTACCTTGTTTAAAAGTGTGACGAACCAGTCAGTGGTTTCCATGATGTCTTCTAAGATGTTTGTTTTATACAGAGTTATCCATCTAGACATTACGTCTATTACTTCTAACTCTTGTACGTCTTCTGATGGTGGGGCATACCCCATGGTGTCAGCGTACTTTTGTCCCTCTGTAGGCGAGAGCATTAGATAAAACATTCTTTGGTCGGTAGCGTTCATTAGCCCTTTGCCTCTGCCCAGTTAAGGGCGTGATGGTAGGAGACCTTGATTGGTACTCCGTTCAATACATTACCATCACCCATAGCAGTTAAGAACGGGCTAACAAGGTCATCTATCCTGTCTTCAGGAACTGCCACCACTAGTTCGTCATGGACCTGAACAAGCATGTGAGCGCCTGTTCCCTCAAGGAGTTTATGAATGTCAATCATGGCTGTCTTACAGATGTCAGCCGCAGAGCCTTGCACAACGGCATTGACAGCCTGTCTCTCTGCCCGTGAACGTATCTCGCTGTCACTAGCCATTAGACCTGGAAGTCGTCTCCTGCGACCTGACAGTGTAGTTACGTACCCTTGCTTACGACCTGTGGCTACGACCTTTTGCTTCCATTCAGTAAGACCTGAGAACTGGCGATAATACTCTTGAATCATGTGCTGGGCTTGCTCAAAGTCAATACCTGTAGTACGGGCCAACTTACCTGCCCCACCACCGTAGGCCGTCAAGAAGTTAACGCCCTTACCAATCTGTCGTTCTTCATTAGACACTTCCTCAACAGGTTTACCAAACAGCAATGCGGCGGCACCTGTGTGAATGTCAATGTTGTTATTGAACACGTTAAGTAACTCTTTGTCTTGAGAGAACATAGCCATAACTCGCAACTCAATTTGGTCGTAGTCGGCAACAAGCAGAATGTGGTCGTCAGGGGCTACAAACAAACTTCTAATGTTGGAGTCACGGGGAATGTTCTGCAAGTTAGGGTCACTAGATGAAAGGCGACCTGTTGCCGTTCTATGTAAGTGGAAAGATGGATGTAGTCTGCCATCTATAAGTTTAGGCAACATGCCATCAACATAGGTTGACTTTAGTTTCTGTGTTTCAGCCCACTCAATAAGAAGATTGATGGCTGGGTGTTTGTTTTCCAAAGTACGTAAGGACTCTTCATCTACTGATGGGACACCCCCCTTAGTGAGTTTATATGGCTTTAGAGCAAGCCCACCCTCACGCTTCTTGTTAAACAAAAACTGTTGTTTATGCTTTGTAGAGTCGGGGTTGAACCCTGCAGGTGTGTACTCTGACAAAGCCAACAGGATGTCTCTCATGCGTCCGTCTAGTTCTTTACCTAGCGTCTTCATGTTTCGCTGGTTAACCGTAATGCCTTCGTTTTCCATGTGCATTAGGATTCGTAGAACTTCAGAGTCCTGATAGAAACACTCCATGAGGGTGGTATCTAGTTTGACCTTGCCCCAAAGACGTTGGTACAACATCCATGTCCACCTGACGTCAAGGTGTAGGTAATGAGATGCTTTGCTAAACGGAACGTGAGTAATAACCTTGCCCAACTTACCATCACGGGCATAGGCATCATGCCTGTCGTAGTTGTGCATAATTAGTTGTTCAAGAGAGTATGACATCAAGTTCTCATCAACAATGTGTTGAAGCAACATAGTGTCAGCGTAAGGTCCTGGTGGTAATTCTCCGTAGTACTTACTGATACTGCGAGCATCAAACTTGACGTTGTGTCCAATCTTTACAAGGTCACTGAAAAACAATGGGCGTAAAGCCTCAAACACATCAGACCTGCTCAATTGCTGTGGTGGTTCAGACATTACCGCAGGGATGCGGTACTTGGCTTTTGCTAATGACTCTTCACCATTCTTTAGAAGTTTGCGGTATCCGACTGGTGGAACGGTGGTACCATCACCTACTTCTTCTGGTACAAGAACTTCTCCAACAATGTGTCCCATTGGGATAGCCCAAGAGTGTCCTTGTGTGGCTAGTCCAATCCAAAAGACGTCATTCAACAATGGATTGACTGCAATCATGCCCCGATACTTCTCTGAGAAGTTGTCGTAAGCACGCTGTTGTATTTCAGGAGATGGGTTCTTAAGAGAAGACACATGTTCTTTCCATGCTTTCTCCATAGATTCCAGCACTGCTGGATGACGCTCTAACAGACCTCTAGTTTCAACGTCAAATACAAAAGCGCCAACTCCCTTGATGATTTCAACTACTTCAGCCAATTCATCAAGGGAGGTGACAACATCTACGTGAGGAGGGGTTGTACCCTCCAAACTCATGCGAGGTCTTCGTCTGCTACAGCAAGCAAGTCCTTACGATTAGGAATCGTAATGATGTCTGCTGTATACGCCTTGCTACGGAGTGACTTGAACGAATCCTCAGTGATTCCCTCAATGTTCCACTCTTCAAGGTCACGCTCTTTAACAATCTGATGTGCGGTTGCTGTAGTAGCGCCCTTACCAGTCTTGCTAACTGCCCAATAGTGCTTAGACAATGGTCCAGTGCGTGGGTCTGTGTGGAAGTTCTTCAACTGGTCAATAACACGTGGACCAACTTCGTAAGACTTAAGAACAGGTTCTTCTCCTGGTACCAACAATGCTACGTTGAACGCAATGCGAACTGATGGGCGACTACCTGCATCACACAGTGGGCATCCCTTGTCGTCAATGTCGCCAATGCAAACAAATGACTTCTGTCCTTGACGCTCTACCCAATGCTGACGCCATGATGCGTATGGCTCGTCATTAAGGAACTTAATAATGATTGGGTCTTCTGTGACCTTCAATCGCTGTGCGAACGGTGAGTCAGAGTTCTTTACGTCCTCTACTGCGTTCCAACCACCACGCACTACTGTGCGAACGGCTGTGTTCGGTTTGAATTCTTCTGCTTCTGCTGTGAATTCTTCTTCGTCATACTTACCCATGTGTCTGTCCTAACGTGTCCAGTGTTCTTTGATGTATTGTTTGAACAACTCCCAATCGGCGTGATAGGGGCTGTTCACTCCATATATTTGCACAGCATCAATGAGGGTGTCAAGTTGCGATTGGCTATAAAGCCTGCGACCTTTTTGCACCTTCCCTGGTACTTGTGTTCCTACAGGAGTTGGTGTGCGAAAACTAGGCTTGGGAATCCAACCCTTGCTTTCCCACATTCTTAGTGTAACTGGGCGTTTGCCCAATGCCTTACACACTTCACCAATAGTGTAGAAGGTTTCCTTCTCACCATTGATTATATATTCTTTCCCTTTTGCACCGTTATAACGGTCACCTAAGCCACTGTCAATAAGTCGTGTTGACTTAGGACGATTCTTAGGTTCACGCTTTCCAGGAAAGTCGGGGAGGTCCCCAAATAAATCAAGAGGGTCTCTCATACCTTAAAAGCCCATGACTCTTTCTCAACATAGAAACCTTGAATTACATCTTCTTGGTCTTTGTGGTTCCATGCATAACCCAACAACTTGTCTTCGTCTAAGACTTCAACAACTTTTCTAAGGTCTTCCCACAAACCATTTTCCCGTGCCCATTGCTCTGCCGCTTCTGCATTGAATGTACGGCTAACACGGCGCTCGTACTTAAGTTCCAAAGAACCTGCGGTGTACCACATGTGTCCTTTGTCGTCTTCGTAGCCATTGCTCTTAATGGCTTCAACTAGTTCTGCTTTCATTGCGTTCTGACGCTTAGTCAGATTGTCAATTGCTTCTTTTGATTTCTTAAATTCTTCTGCAAGTCGTTCGTAATAATCTGGTGTTGTCATTTCATACCTCTGAGTGGCTTAGAAACTCGGACAGAGTTCCTAGGTTCAAGTCAAATTTACCCTGACTGTCGTACCCCTTGTCAAGGAACGCTGAGTTGATTCCTCGTTTCTGTTGGAGCATCTCGTACTGACGTTCTTCAATACTCCCCTTCATAACGAATGACACCACTGTAACATGGGGGTGTGTTGAAGATAATCTAATTATTCGTGCTTCTCTCTGGTCCAATTTGCCAGCCGACCAAGGGAGGTCGTAAGAGATAAGGTAATTGGCCTGTGGTAAGTCCACCCCATAACCTCCCGCATCAGAGGATAGAAAGAGCCGAACATTAGAATCGGTGGCGAACCTTTGCTTGGCAGTGTCTCTTTCGCTCGCATCCATACCGCCCATGAATAGTACGCTTC